AACTGATATATACAATTTTGCAGCTATTATCAATAGGTTAGCCATTTACTACAACAATGCCTACATTATGTGTGAAAACAACGGTGAAGGAAATGCAGTTATCGCACAAATATGGTGGCAGCATGAGAATGAGGGACTAGTCAATTCAGGAAGTAAAGAAGCAAGCTTAGGTGTGAGATCTACCAGAGTAACAAAACCAAAAGCAGTACTTCTTATGAAGAAGTTAATCGAAGACGGAAGTGTTACATTGGTAGACCGAGAAACAATAGAACAACTAGGTACTTATATTGAGGAAAATGATAAGTTCTTTGGTAAAGATAAAGAAGATGATTTAGTAGACGCTTTATTTTGGGGAACTTTTCTCTTTGAAATGAACATCTTAGATGAAGAGTGGGCATTTGTAAAAGAAGAAGAAGAAATAGATGCGTGGGGCATCTTGTCAGATATCGAAACCGATATAGACGATTGGTCATGGTTGACAAATTCAACTGTATGGGATCACTAAAAAAATATAAATATAGATAGTAGAGTAAACTTTAGGAGGAATCATGGATTCAAAAGAACTAAACGAAAAAATTAATGAAGCATATGCGAAAGTACAATTAGAAGAGGGATTTGATGTAATGAAAAAAATGAAAAGAATAGGTGATTGGATAGATGTTTCAAATTTAGCCCAACATTATATTTTAAAACATGGAGTCGATTCAAAACAACTTCAAAAAGATACAAAAACTATGGATATGCTAAATAAAATAGCCGAAATAGGATTAAAAACTACAAAAGGAAATATGATGCCTAGTATGAAAAGTGATTCATATAAACAAATGGCTAAATTATTACAGAAACTAGATATATACGATTGGACTAAAACAGCATAGGAGAAATCATGGATTCAAAAGAATTGAATGAAAAAATTAATGAAGCATATGCTAAAGTACAATTAGATGAAGCTTTAGGATATAGAATAAAACCTAAAGATAAAAAAATTATATTAGCCTTTATAGACGGAGCAACAGAAGGAGAAGGGAAAGCTCTTTTTATTGATGGTGATGAATTACGTGGACCTATGAGTACATTCATTAGCTACTAGAAAGAATGGTAAGATTACACCAATAAAAATGGCTTATGGTAACGTAAGTCAAACTTGGTTGAATTTTATCAATAAGCAATTAAAGTAGAGGTAAATAATGGCACTAGATATTAGATTAGGAAAGGGTGAACTGGCAGAACGTATAAGACGTAGGCTAGGGCATCCGATGGTAAAAGTAGAATTGGATCAATCTCAAGTCTATGATGCAATTGACTATGCAAGGGATAAGTGGATGAAATGGGGTATAGGTCAAGGGACCGTTGAAACCTTTTTTACTGTTTTACTATATGCTGGAGAAAACTTCTATGACTTACCAGTGGGAGTTACGGAAGTAATTGACTACAACGACAAGGGGGCAACTTATGGTATCAATACTTTATTTACCATTGACAATTTCTTATTTAGCAGAGGTGTCTACGATCCTGTTATTTGGACTGGTGGATACGCCTATACTCTAGTTAGTTATCATATGGCTAGAGACTTTCTAAAGACAGTAAGTAGATATACTCCTTCAATTTATAACTACAAGTATCATCCATTTACTAATCAGCTTGAAGTACAACCAGCACCACCATCAGGAAACGCTTTACAGGTAACAGATGAGAATGGGCAAGAAATAACGGTAGATTCACCGGGATTCATATTACTTAGAGCTTTTATGATTGAAGGTAGTCATTACTCAAATATGGAAACCGATAATACTCAAGCAACACCTTGGAAGAGAACGCAAAACAGCTTACATAGCGGAAATATGAATGATCATTTTTATACTTCTGATTGGATATTTGACTATGCACTTGCAGAATGTAAGATAGTATTGGGATTAATTAGAAGAAAATTCGGTAACTTTACTTCCATAGGAAACATAGGAATTGGATTGGATGGAGATACATTGGTAGCAGAGGGGCAAGCAGAAAAAGATAAATTGGATGAGTCATTGAGACTAGAAGAAAACTATGAAGGGTATCCAATATTTTGGGGGTAAAATGAAAATGAAACTAAAAGAATTTTTGCTTCATGAAGCAAAGAAGAAGAAACCGGAAAAAACCAGCAAATGTTGTAACTCTAAAGTAGTATTTAATAATGCTACTGGAGATAATGTATGTAGTAAGTGCAGGAATCCAGTTGGAAAAGGCGAATCATACATGAAGGAATCCAATGAGATTCAATAACTTTCTAAAAGAAGATCGAAAAGCATTTGATAAAGTAATAGATGCAAAAAAAGTTTTACTAGATCCACAATCTCATCCTAAATTGACTGTAAAACATGCAGCACAAACTTTAGGGCTTTCTGATAAAGATGCTCAAGATCCAAAAAAAATAAAATCGGCTTTTAGAAAAAAAGCAATGGAGACACATCCAGACACAGAAAATATAGATAGAACCAAGAAGACAAAGACAAAGACAAAACCTAAGACTATGATTAGTCATAAATGGAAGTTGTCTCAATTGGGTGCATTTATGGGGAGAAGAATATAATGAGTAAATTATTAAATTACTTAACCGAAGCAGGGCAACCAAAAGCCTTGAATGAGCTATTCGTGAAAGCTAATGAAATAGCAGCTATGCCAGCAGGAAAAGAAAGAGACTTGCAGATAGCCAGAATAGGAATGATAGCAGAATTAGATGCAGTCAATCTTTATGAGAAGTTGGCACTAATAGCTAGTGATAAAAAACTCGCACAAGCATTGCGAGAAGTGGCAGGGGAAGAGAAAGTACATGTAGGAGAATTTGAGTACTTTGTCGAAATGATAGATCCTGAATGGGATGAGTTGGAAGACGAAGGAGAAGAAGAAGCAGAAGAAATTGGAGGGGAATAATATGTCAGCATCAAAAGCGTATGAAAAAATGTTAGCGGATGGATCAGCAAATAGGAAAATAGTAATTTCACAACCTACACCTGAAAATCCTACAGGAAGTCAATTTGGTGGGGATGCGGATGGTCTATCGGTAGCAACAAAGGGAGATACAGCATTAGGAGATAGGGTTATAAGAGAAGTAGAAGAAGTAGATCCACATGGAGACTATACTCATTTCGATAATCAGATGCAAAAGATGATTGACGAAAAAAAACGTGCTGCTTCAGGTGGTACTACAGTCAATCAGAATAGTGATTTATCTAAAATTACGAAACGATTAGATATGATCGAAAAAACTTTAGGTCTTATCATGGAAACTCATAAATTAATACTGGAGAAAAATGCCTAGTAATTCACGTATAATGAAGCCTAAATGGGATTTACATCAACTACAAGGAAATGTTGAACATGACTTATTCGAAAGTGTAATAGCAGAGTTCACCGACATATCAGGAGTAGTATGTATGTACTGGATAAGAGATGAATCCAGAACAAAGGATTACTTCTATGGTGAATCTGATGTTACTAGATATTGGGGACCATACGAAACACGCCTTATCTATGAGCCTACAGAAGAGCCAACTTTAACAACGGGGTTTGGTATAAATTCAGAAGAAGTAATTGCATTTGCTTCTATACCTAAGTTTACTTTCACTAGAGATGTTAGTGCTGGTTATCATCCGAAACCGGGAGACGCTATTGTTACTGAATGGAACAATAGAGCTTATGAACTTGCGGACGTAGCAGAAGAAGAAAAGATATTCCAGTTAAAGAAAATGATTTGGGGTTTTGTGCTTAGACCTTACAGGTTCAGCGAAGAATCTGATTCAGCAAGAACAATTTCAAGGTTTACCAGAAGACCTACAGATCCTAATCTTACGGACACTATGACTACACCATTGACTGCATTTGGAGACAATGAAGATATAGAAGATGAAAGTGATGAAATTTTTGACTATGAAGAAGAGGGAATAGATAAAGCCATTTACGGGTATTAATTTGTAAGGAGAAAATATGGATACAATACAATTAAGAAAAGAATTAGAAGTAGATGAAGGAAGAGTAGAAAAAATATATAATGATCATTTGGGATATGCTACATTTGGCATCGGACATTTAGTTGTAGATGGTGATCCTGAAAAAGGTCAAGCCGTGGGTACTCCGGTTTCGGCTGAAAGAGTCAATAGTGTTTTCAATGATGATATACATATGGTCTTAGGGG